TTTGTACCAAAGATAATACTGCCGCTACTACCAGCGCTAGTGCCAATATAAACGCTTCCAGGGTAAGTAGCGTGCGAATGTCCATACATTGTGATGGCACCACCAAAACCAGCAGATCCGCCGCCGGCTTGGAGTATATAAGAACCTGCGTAGGTACTGGTCTCACTGAGTAGTGCTAAATAACGAGGGTTAGTGCCGTTGCCGCTTAAAGAAATATTTCCGTTTACGTCAAGTGGGGCTACAGGGCTCGTAGTGCCCACCCCTACGAGTCCCGTTTCAGTAATAGTCAGCCGAGTTGCTGCAGTGGTAGCGTCATAAATACTGAGGTGACTGTTGTTTGCACCATTCAAGCCGCCGACGATTTCATATGCCCTACCGCCTGATCCAGTGTTTTGAATGCGGAGGCGCACGTTTGCTTGGTCATTGCCAACCAAGCGGGCAGTTGCGGTGCTGCCACCACTATTATCGACTTCAAATTTATAGCTAGGCGAACTAGTCCCCACGCCTACGAGCCCTGCCGAGGTGATGCGCAGGCGTTCGGATCCAGCAATAGTGAAGCCGATTGTTTTGCCATCTAGCGTCAAATTTCTATTGTCAACTCCTGAATGAAATGCGGTGATAGTTCCCGAGTTTGTTGCTGTGTCAAAATAAAGATGCAATCCATTTGCACTAGAAGCGCCAGAACCGCCAGTGATGCTTACGGTGCCGTTGGGTTGTAGCAGTGCAACAGGGCTGGTAGTGCCCACGCCAACATTCCCACTCGCATCAATGAACAACCTGCCAGACCCACCAGTGCTGATGGCTACTTGGTCTGCGCCGGGGGAGTAAATGCCTGAATTGGGATCGCTCTCAAAGGCAAAACCGGGTGCGCCAGCAGTGCCGTCAGGCGCACCGCGCATCAACTCTTCAATGGTGATGCGCTTGTTCTTGCTGGAGGCTGCAGCTTCGCTGATGTCAACAATCGGCAAATAGTCGCCAGCCGCTGGCGCTGTTAATGGCGTCAGGTCTGAAATCTTGCGGTCAGCCATAACGGCCCATAATCATCTCTGCCAATCTTAAGCGGATTTTGTCGAGCCGACTGCTTGGTTTAGTTCTTGCAACTGGGTCTCTATGTCTTCAATCCTGTCAACCGCCTCTTGAAGTGCGCTAGTGAGCACAGCAATAAGATTGCCTTCTGCAATTCCGTAAAACCGCTCCTCAGGTGCCAGTTGGCTGCCGTCGGTGCTTTTTACTTCGGGGCGAACATTCTCTTTGATTACACTATTAAGCCAAGGCTTATCGCCCAATACGGCTTGCACTTCCTGCGCAATAAAGCCAACTTGAGTGCCGCTTGGGAAGTTGTGCCCTTCTCGGGCGGTTATTTTCTGACCTTTTTTGTCAAGATAATAAACATCCTCTGTTGGCTTCCATGTAAATGAAACAGGGCGCAGTGCCTTTACTAATTCAAGGCAACCGTCAAGCGTGGCGATGTTCTCTTTGTATCGGCCATCAGATGTAGCGATAGTTGCACTGGTGGCAAAGATCTGACTATTGACTTGCAGCCTATAGCTGCCATTGCTTGAAGCGTAGCCAATTAGCAGATTATTACTGGCGTCAAATCTGCTGCTGCTTGCGCCAGTAGTGAATGTAATCGGCCCAGAATCTTGACTATATAAGCCAAGTTCCCCTGTGCCTCTATGGTGTACAACAGAATTGGCATTGGCGCCGGTGCCTTCTCTGATTAGCCTGAGTCCAAAATTGGTATAAGTAGTGTCTCCAATCAGATCAATATATGAAGACCTATTGCCAGTTGCTCCGGTTCCAACATTGATCTGCGAATCCCCCGTACCCGGGGGGCCGACAAATAAACCTCCGTCGATATAAATTGAATCTGCACTTGCATCGACGAGAAATAAATTTGGCTGCGTGTCGCCTTCAACCCTGAAATCAACACTGGCGCCGCCGTCATTGAAGACTACTTCAGTAGATCCGTTGAAATTGACACGTTGCACTCCATTGGTGGCAATCGCTAGCTGATCGTTGCCAGGGCTGTAGATGCCGGTATTGAGATCATCAGCAAATGCCAGTGCTGGCGCCGATACACTGCCGTCTTCAATGGTCAGCGTGCCATCAAGCTCGCGCAGTACGATCCATGCACTATTGGCGCCATTTCGGAGCTTGAGCACGCCAGCCGCAGTATCAGCCCACTGCATGTAGGCGTAGGTGGTGCTGGGCTCGCTTCCACCGCTGTTTTGGCTGACGATCGCCGCTAGCGCGTTGTTCAGGTCAGAGCGAAACGCAGCGCCTGACTGATTGTTGATGATGTAATCGTGTTGCGCCATTAGATTTCCCTGCCGTAGCCGATTGCGGTGTAGGTGAAGTTTCGGCTGATTGCAAAGCCGATGCTGTCCCTAAATACTACTTGAAATCCAGTGCGTGTTACGTTGGCGAGCGTGAAGTAGTTACCCGTCTGCATGTTAAATGCAGTCAATCCAACCGATGGCGCTTGGTAAAACGGGCTTGCAAACGTTGCGGTGTAAATGCCAGCACCGCTGGTTAACGTGGCTGATTGCTCGACGCGCTGCTGCAGCTCCAGTTCGGCGCCCAGTTCGCTGATGATGATGTTTTGAGATTCAGCTTCGCTGGTGGCAATGACCTTGAATTGAAATGCACGCCCGCGCGTGATGCCATTGACCAGTTCATGCCAATTGCTCCAAGTGGGGGTGCCGCTTGGGTCGTCTGGCGTGGATCGGACATATAAAACGGCATTCACTTGATCAATTACATCGCCATCTACGTCCGTCCACGTATCAATAAGATCGCTCTGATCGTCCCAAAGGTTGCCTATTTGATATGGCGCGGTGACAAAATACCTGCGCAAATTTAGATCATAAACATCGCCAAGATCGTAGGTGCTAGCAAACTCATATTCACCACTGCCTTTATTGCTGCTTGTGCCATCAATCAAGTCAAGCGCATCCCAGTTGCCGTCATCGGCAAGATCGTCAACAAAAACACCTAAGGCAAGAATTAACCCTCCTAATGTTGAGTCGTAAACCATATTGGTAACATTGCCGCTAAATGGTGGGCTTTCTAGTTCTTCTCTGAATGACTGAACTAGCAATCGCGGCTGAGGTGTTGGCAGATCAACGACCGCAGTTGCTGGAGAAACTGACCGCCGACCGCCATCGTCTTCGAATTTGATCAGGTAAGTGCCTTCCAGTAGCGGCACTTGCTTTTGCGTTTGGCTGCCTGCTGCGGCGCTAACAATGTCTTGGCTTTCTTGCCACACAGCGCCAGTTAATAGCGTGCTGTGGCGAATCAATACTTTGCCGCCAAGTAATACATCAAGCTCTGTGCTTCTATCCCAACTAAGGATTGCAGTGCTATCCATGTTTGGAATAATGCTGATTCCTGTTGGTGTCGACGGCGGAGCCGTTTTGCCAAATGTTGCTTTGGTCAGCAAGGCGTAGTCGATAGATGATCGCAGACTGGCGCCAATGCTATAAACCTTGATCTCGTAAGAGCCTTCGACTGTATCAAGGATTTCGTAGTCAGTGCGATTGATGGTATCAATAGTCCAGTTATCGTCACCCTCGCGCCATTCCACTCGATATTGCGGTGCATTTGGCGCCAACTGCCAACTGACGACAAGCTTGGATTTGGTGATTCCGCCAGCGTCATACAGAACCTCTTCGGCATTGAGGTCAGTCGGTGGCTCTGGAATAATGTTTAGGTCGGTGATGTCGCGCTCTTCTAAAGCAGTGCCGCGCTCGATATAGTCATATTTACTAGCGTTATAGGCGATAGCGCTAATTGCATAATTGGCGCCATCTTGCTCTTGGACGCTTAATACGCGCCATGTTGATGTCTGGATGTTGCTTGTCTGGTAAATCCAGACGCTGTTTGCATTCGGTGCTGTGGTAAATGCCGTTAAGACATTTACCACGGCGCCAGCAATGCTCGCAATAAATCGTGTCTCAACGCTGCCATCAGGCAAGATCACTGACAACTCAGCACCTGCTGCCGTCAGCCCAGCGGCGTCATCGACTGTGATCGCAGTTGTTGTCGCGGCAGAGATTCGCCCACCACGGCGCGCGCCAGCCTTGACTGGATCTGATACTTCAATGACTTGCCCTGGTCTGACCAGCACGCCGGCATCAAGAGAAGCGGTAAAGCTGATGATCTCACTTTCATAGCGCTCTGAATACAGCAACCATTCGCCAATGCGGTAAGCCTGCCCCCGACTAGTGCAAGCAAAAGCGCTGATTTCAGTTTTGACTACACCATATTTTTGGATTGCTTCCGCATCTTCCACAACCTCGTAAGCGATGTCACGCGATTGCAGATCTAGATAGCTGACAATGCAAACGGTTGGGCGCGTTTTACGGCTTGCGCCTTGATAAATAAAGCCCTCTTCAGTTACATTCGCCAGCGTAAACAGATAGGAAGTGTCAACTGGCTTGTCTTGGCTGACAGTTAATGCACCAGTGCTCCAATACGGCATGACCCGCATAACCGAGCACATGTCGTTGATCAGCTTGTAAGCATCTTCTGCGGTCTGGATGTTGACATTGCAGGAGAACCGTGGCTCCTGCCCGCCGAATCCATCGGGCACCAACTCAGAGCAATACTGACTGGCGGCAAAGAATGCAAATTTGTCGAGCTGCGCTGCTTGGATGTGATCGCCAAACCCATAACGGGTGCTGGTTAGTAAGTCCCACAGAATCCAAGCCGGATCACTGCACCACTGCGCAGCGCCAAATGTGCCGTTCCAAATGCCCGCATAAATCAGTCTGCCGGTAGCGCTATCAACAGTGGCATTGCTAGGAATGCGTACTTTAATGCCACGGATCAAATAGGATCGTGATGGAATGCGATTAAATTGTTCTGCATCAATGCGCAACCATGCCAATGCGCTATTTGGATAGCGCAATTTTGCATAGATGATTTCGGTATAGCTTGTCCAGTTGAATGCATCAATGATTTTGGGATCCGTGCTATCCGGCCTATTGCGTTCAACGCTGATTGTGACAGGTGTGCTATCGATGTTGATTAGATAGTCGCGCTGATATGCGTCTGCGGTGCGGCCTACGATTGAATCTGTGATTACCAAAGTCGGACCGCCACCATAATCTGCGTAAATACGCAAACCAATTCGTGATCCACGTACGTCGCCTTTATCGGTGTATTTTTGCAATTGCGGAACAGTGATCGTAACCCGCACTGCATTAATGTTTGGATCCGTAATAGATCGCGCCACTGGCGTTCCATATTGCACTTGAACGCCTACAACTTTTTCATCTTCAACATCAGAAGTGCCAGGAATATACGACTGGTCCTGCGTGCCATTGCGCGTTGCAATGGTGACATTTTGGAAGTTGTAGCTGCCGTTTGCGTTTTGCAGCGGTGTATTGTCAATAAAAATAGATTGATGGCCGTTCTTAAGTCCTTCAATTTCGCCCTCACTGATTAAGTCAAGGACTTGCGCATATTGCTTGGAATTAAGCCCATCTGGTACGGTAACTGGAGTGCGCGCTACAGGCTGCGACTGTGCGCCTTTGCCACCACCACCACCAGCGCCGTAGATGCGTTTCATCACTCAACCACCTGCACGGTATCGATGCCGGCTGAGATGACGACAGAGCCAACGAGTGTC